GAGTGACAGGGCGTTGTCGCCGTACACGGTGCCCTGCAACGTTGTGAGCGCACCGGCATTCAGGTCGGTTCCCCACTGCCAGCCTGACGAGTTGAGGATGCGTGAGATGCGCAGCCCGGCCCGCTCGCTCGCACCCACAGCGACACCGAGCTCGGCAAGGTCGACGGTGGCGAGGTCGGCGAGAACGTCGGAACAGGTGATCGTTGTCACGCAGTCTTTGCCCTGACCGGGATAGCCGTCAGCCCACGAGTTGACCCGACCGTAGAAGATGCCGTATGTCGTACCGGCCCAAGTGGCAAGGATGCGGATCGGGACCCTGGGGACGACCTTGGTCACGCCGCCCGACGTGTACGGGCCCGACGTGTTGGCCGGCGTGAACCGGGCGTCACTGTTAGCGAATGTGATCTGTGCGGTGCCGGACTGGAACTGGTCGACGTCACGGTTCTTGTCCCGGTCGGTCAAGATCGTACGGACATAGGCCGACACGTCGGTCCAGACAACATCACGGCCCGACCACTTCGACGTGTTCCACGTCCCGGTGCCCCACGTCGACGCACCCGACGACACCGTCGAAAACCCGATCTCGACCGTCACCGTCGGATACGACGTGGCGTTGCCGAGGAACTGGATCGTCATACCGTGATCCCGGCGATCTTGCCGTTCGTACGGACATACGCCTTCAGTGCCGACACGATCGTCTGGCCCCAAGTGTACGGGTCGGTTCCCTGCGGGGCGGTCACGTTTACGGTCACGTTCCCTGCGCCGCCGGCGTTGCTGCCGTATGGGAGGACGAGCCCGGACTCTGCGCCCATGACGAGGGTCTCGGGGCCGCGCTCGCCGACGGTATACATCTCGCCGGCCATGACTGGACCGCCAGCAGCACGCTTGTTGCGGGTTGGCTTGCGGCCGTCATTGCGGTGCAGGGCAGCGTCGGAAATCTGCCTTGCGGTGAGACCGGTCACGCTGGAGATCGTGAGCGCGAGGTCGGTAACGATCGTGCCGGGAATCTGCCCGAGCTGAGCGATGTACGCCTCAAGCAGTTTGCGCAGCGGGCTGTTCGGGTCAAGCGTTGAGATCATGCCCTCGAGGGATTGGATCATCGTCTGGTTGCGGAGCTCGGCGATCTTGTTCTTGTCGGTCAGGCCGGAGACCGCCACAGCCTGCTTGGCGAGCGCATCGGCAGCGTCGAACGCCTTGGTCGCCTGATCCTCGATGACGATGTTATATTCGTCGGTGCCCTTCGTGAGGCCCTTCAGGTCTTTGTCAAGTGACTTGAGTCCGGCACGGTATTCGACGACCGCCTTGTCGGCAGCGAACTTCGTGTCGAACTTTGCACGGACAGCGTCGGCACCTTTGAGGATCGCTTCGGTGGTCGCCAGGACCTTTTCCTCGGCGATCTTCTGGTAGCGAATCTGCTCCGCCAGAGCTTTGTTGAATGTCTCGGCCGCCGTCGTCGCCTTATCAGTGGCAGCAGCATTGCTCTCAAGGGACCGAGTACCAGTCTCCACGTTGGCCGGCAGTTCCTGAGCGTGGAAGTTCATCTGCTTGAGTGACTCGGCGAACTGCTGGCCCTTCGGCGAGAGCTGCGAAAGGATGTCGTCCATGCTGACGCTCTTGTCGCTGAACCACTTCATGTAGAGCGCAGTGTCATTGGCGTCGAGGCCGAGCGCCTTCAAGGCTTTGCCGAACGTGTCGACCGACGTGGCGTCTGGCGTCATGTCGTTGTGCGTCATCTGGATGAACGCGTTGAGCAGTTTTGTGGTGCTCTCGGTATCGAAGCCGAGGGTCTTGACAGCTTTGGCGTACTTGTCCAGGCTTTCGGTTGCGTCGTCGCTGCTGTCGCGACTGATTAGGAACACGCTGGCTAGGACACCAATACCTGCTGCAATAGCACCCCACGGCGTTGCGGCCAGGCTGATGTTCATCAGCTGGATCGCTTCCTTGATTGCCAGGAAGGTCTTTACCGCTGTCAACCCGATACCGCCGAAAATCACCACCTGAGCGATCAAGTGTTGGGTGCTTTCGCTCAACCCGTTGAACCAGCCGAACAGTGCGTTCGCAATGTCGGCAAGTTGCATCAGGACCGGCAGCAGTGCGGTGCCGACAGACTCCTTCAGGTTGTCGTACTGGATTCCGAGCGCCTTCAGACGGCCTGTCTGGCTGTCTGCTGCCTCAGCAGCCTGCCCGGTAAACATCTCCATGAGCTGCTTCTGGACGTCGGCGAACGATGCCGTGTCACCGGTAGCAGTCTTGACGTTGATGCCAAGGTCCTTGAGGCCACGCATCTGGCCGCCCATCGCCTTCACCAGAGCGACGGTGACCTCCTGCAGCCCCTTGCCGGAACCGGCCGAGACATCAAGGGCGAGCTGCATCAGGGACTGCGCCTGTCCGACGTCCTTGGTCGCACGGACAAGGGTCTCGAATGCCGGCCGCAGCTGGTCGTCGGCAACAGCGAACTGGGATTCCATCTTCGCGATGGAACGCTCGACTGCACCGACCTGCTCGTCGTTGGCCTTCACCACGTTGCGCAACGTCTTGGCGAGACGTTCCTGTGCCCGCTGGTCCTCAAGCGCTGCCTGCGCTGAGTCCTTGGCGAACTTGACGAGCATCCCGCCGGCGAACGCTGACGTGAGCGCCGCCTGTACCTTGCCGAGCCCCTTCTCGAAACTGGCGAGACCGGTCTCGGCCTGCTTCGTTGCGGCCGTCATGCCCTTTGCGTCGCCGACGATGCGGACGACGAGATCGCGATACGCAGAGCCAGCCATCGGGCACCCCTAGTTCTTCAGGTTGGCGAGATGATGCTCAATCGTGAGCACCTCGCCGAGCGTCATGTCGGCAGCGTCGGATGGGCGCAGACCGAAGGTTTGCCACAGCACCGGCCAGTAACGGACCAGCCGATGCCTCACGCTTCCGGGTCGAAGCCCTCGGGGGTGTCGAACGGCTGCTGGCGCAGGTCCTCAAAGCTGACGCCCAGAAGGTCGCCGAACGTGATGCCGTTCACCCAGTCGTCCAGCTTGACGTCGGGATGGGTGCGTCGCCAGACGACCCAGGCGTTGACGCACACGATCTCGATCAGGTCGGGATCGGTGAACTGGGCGAGGGCTTTCTTGGCAAGGTTGCGTTCGGCGATCGTGAAGCCGAACAGGTTGAGCTCGATGTCGGTCGGTTCGGTCTCACCGGGTGGGGTGATCGTGATCGTCGTCGACGCAACGCTCGTGGCAGGGTTGGTCATTTAGCTTCCTTCCAGATTCTTGTGATGTTGTCGGCATACATCTCGGCGATCTTGTCCCGGTTGCGGCGAACCGCCGGATAGAGGAAGTAACCGGCACGGCCTTTGTTGCCACGCCACGGCCGGAACATGTTCCAGCCACGCACGACCTTGGTGACCTTGACCGCCGTCGCGCCCCAGTTCTGACGGGCCTTCTTTCGGACGGTGTCAAAGCCCATGCGGGTTTGGTCCTCGACACGCCGGATCACCTTGTTGATGTCCTCGCCCTCGCGCACAATCGTGCGCCGGCCGCCGGTGTTCTTCTCCAAGCGACGCCGGTTCTGGTAGGCACCGAACTCGGTGCCCATACCGATCGGGCGTGGACCACGCTTGTCGTTGACGTCGACGAGCCCAGGGAGCCTGACGGCCACAGCGGACTGCGAGACGCCTGCCTTGAGCCGGTTGGCGACGATGCTTTCGCGGCCGGGCCCAGCGAGCCCGACCGCTTCGCGCACCACGATCTCGGCGAACGCCTTGTTGTCCTTCGCCAGTTGGCGAAGCAGTGGGCGTTCCTCGAGGTCCTTCAGGGCTTTGCGTATCTGCTTGGCACCGTCAACCGATACCTGCAGACCCTTGTTGGTCGTCGCCCTGGGAGCCACCGGGTCAGCTGGTGGCGCGAGTGATCGTGCCAGTGACGGGCCACGAGAGCTGCTTCTGGGCGAGCGCACCGACAGCGCCACCGAAGCGGTGCTGGGTGACGAGCGCCGTGAACTGGAACTCGGGATTCGTCGACGTGGTCGTCGTGTTGACCGGACGGAGCTTGACGGCGACAGTGCCGCCGAGGTTCGTCCACACGATCGAGTCGATGTTCGACGCTGCGTAGTCGTCGTTGAACGTCAGGTTCACGGTCGCGGACTTGATGCCGGCGATCATCTCGGTCCAGCCGGACGACGCGAAGTTCGTCGTGTCGAGCTGGTTGACGTCGATCGACAGATCGGCCGAGACGCCGTGGTCGGAGAAGTTGGTGCCGGCGATCTCCACACGGGTTGCCGTCATTGCGTAAACAGCCACTTGGGCCTCCTGGGGGTTGCCGGGCTAGCCGGTGTTCTGGTGCTGGGGTTGGGGGTCAGACCGTTGCGATGCCCGCAACAGCGAGGAACGAGATCGACGGTGCGGTGCCGCCGGTCACGGTCCACTTCACGCGCCAGTAGGTGTCGGTGATCGCGCCCGCAACCGACTGCCATTCGGCACCGGTCGACGCGGAGTAGGACGCTGACGTGAGACGGGTGGTTGGGCTCGTGAAGCCCGAGTTGTCGTCGGATTCAAGCACGACCGAGAACGTCGGTGCACCGGAGATGGCGACGACATGCAGGGCGAGGAACATTGACTGGGTGGCGCTGAGCGCACCGAGCTGTCGGCCGGTGCCGTTACCCGACGCTGATCGTGCGCTCGCTGACGGGCTGAGGACGGTGCCGCGCACGAGCGGTGCGGACAGGCCCATCGTGGTGAGCGAGAACGGGGCGAGCTCGCCGGGTGCGCCGGCGAGAATTTGGTAGGACGTCTCGAGACCCTTGCCGGTGAAGGCGATCTCGCCGTCGGCGCCACCGTTGGCGGTCGGGCAGACAGTGACCGGGATGATCGATCCGGCGAACGACCCGGAGATACCGAGCTTGGAGTCGACGTTGGCGGCAGCGAAGTCGACGAAGCCGCTGGCCGACAGCTGCCACCGCTTCCGGCCGGCGACATATTCGGCCCAGCCGGTTGAGCAGACCGTCGTCGTCTCCTTCTCGTCGACGTCGACAGACCCTGCGTAGTCGGTGATGCGGCACGAGGCATCGAAATCTGCCAGCACGATCTGCTGGTTGAGCACTGCCTGAACGGCCATCGGGGCTCCTAGCGGTAGGTGTGAATCTCGACGTCGAGCTGAGCGGTGTACGCCTGCACGCCCTGGTCGGTCTGGATGAGCTCACGGCCGAGGCCGTTCACCTGGTTGACGACGGTGCTCGCAACGAGCCCGCCGATCGTCCGGTCGGCTTCGATCGCTGCGTAGATGCAACGGTCCGGGGTGAGCCCGCTCGACAGCAGACGGTCGAGCTGCAGCTGTGCGTCACGCCAGCCTGAAGCGGCCGAGACGTAGATCGACACCGACAGGTTGACGGTGCACTTCGTTCCGTTGACACCGCTGAACGAGCCGTTCAAGTCGATGTACGGGTTGCCTGGGTCGATCGTGATGCACGGGAACTCGGGGACGTCAGGGACGACCGGGTAGCAGCGGATGCCGGTTACGTCGGTGATCTGGTCGGCGAGACCTTGCCGCAGGGCGACGAGGTTGAGCGACGCCATCAGCGGACACCCGGTTGCCGGATGTAGTAGTGGAGCAGGGTTTGGAGCATCCCGTTCTCGCGGATACGGATGATCCCCATGTCGCCGTACCCGGCGACACCGAGCCGTGTGTCTTTCATGTGGAACAGGTCGCTGGCGAGCACGAGGGTTGCCATGCGGATGTTCTCGGGGGTTGCTGCCCAACCGAACTTGGCGGTGATCGATGCCGTACGGCGTCTGCCGTCACGGGCCCAGGGGCCGCCGTTCGCATATCGGATGCGCCAGTAGGGCCAGCCGGTGTTGCCGTCAGGGCCGACACCGTTGGCGGGGTCGAGGACGAGATCGGTGAGCGCAACCGTGGTGCCGTTGTCGGACACGATCAGGCCGGTCGTTGTCGCGATGTCGTCAACGATCACTTCGTCGGCAAACGGTTCGTAGGTGCGGGTCGTGACAGCAGCGGGGACGGTGAACGTCCGGTTGCACCACAGGTTGATCGACGACTCGGCTGCGGCGAGCGCTGCGGCGAGGAGCCCGTTGTCGATCGAGTCTGCGAGCCCGAGCCGTTCGGCGAGCGCATTGATGTCTGCGTAGGCCATGCTCAGACCCTTTCGGTGCGGAACCACCAGAAGAAGTGGGCGACGACTGCGAGGAGGAGCCAGTCGGTCGGGATGGTGCGGGCTGCAGCGATCGCCAGCATCGGGCCGGCTGCGTGGTGCACGAGCCGCACCGTGTCGGTAGCGACCACGAGCTGCAGGTGTGCAACGGCGAGGACAGCGACAAGCCGCCAGTCGAGACCGTGGAGCCCGACGAGGCAGACACCCCACGGGGCGAGCATCAGGCGGGCGTCACGCCACTGGCCTTTGCGGGCCTGCAGGGCGGTACGGAACGGGTGATCGGCGATCGTCTGGAACGGTTCGCCGAGCGGGTCGGGTCCTTCAAGGTGCTGCCAGCGGACCCACAGCGAGCGGGCCAGTGGGGCGATCAGGCCGACGAGGGCGAACGGTGACCAGGCGAACAGGGCGGTCACGATCGGTGCTGTTTCTTTCATCATGCCGGCGACAGTGACCAGCACGAGCGCTACGGCAATCGGCCACGGTCGGCCGTCAACGAACCCTGCAGCAGCAGTCACAGCGAGAGCGGTCGTGGGCAGGTCGACACCGACCGGGATGACAGCGTCAGGGCCGAGGATGCCGGGCAGGCCGAGGAGCAGACCGGTTGCTGCGAACGCTGCCGACCAACCGAGCCCCAGTTGCCGTGACAAGCTCAGGACGCCGATGGCGAGCAAC